CACGGGTTACAGAGCCAACGGCAGTAGTTGAAGCATTACCCGTTATGGCAAATGATGTTGCTCCGCGAGTAACCGATCCGACCGCAGTTGTTGATGCATTGCCAGTTACTGCAATTAGTGGGGTTGCAACCACAGAGCCAACTGATAAGGTTGACGCATTACCTGTTATGGCAAAGGATGTAGCTCCTCTGGCAACGCTGCCGACCGCAGTAGTCGATGCGTTTCCTGTGATCGCTGTTGATCTGCTTACACCAACGCTGCCAACCGCAGTCGTGGATGCGTTGCCTGTTACTGCGTGTGTTCGTACCTCTTCAACACTACCAACGGCAGTCGTTGACGAGTTGCCAGTTATGGCAAAGGATGTTGCCCCGCGAGTTACAGAGCCAACGGCAGCAGTTGACGAGTTACCCGTTATGGCAACAGATGTTGCGCTAGTAACGCTACCAACATTACCAGTCGCTACCGTTCCATCTTCTTGAATTGATATTGACTCTTGTACGCTACCGACGGCAGTCGTCGATGCGTTACCAGTCAGGGCAAACGATGTTGCGCCTCGACTTACAGAGCCAACAGCAGTCGTCGATGCGTTGCCTGTTATTTCGTGTGTTCTTACTTCTGCAACGCTACCTACGGCAGTCGTTGACGAGTTACCTGTTATTGCTGTCGATACTGCTGCGACAACCGTACCAACGCTTCCAGTTGCTACCGTTCCGTCTTCTTGATTCGATCTTGATGCGAGGACACTACCAACGGCAGTCGTTGATGCGTTGCCTGTAATTGCAACGGTTATGACTGGTAAAACAGAACCAACAGAACCAGTTGCAGCGTTACCTGTGATAGCAACGGTTGGGACATCTCCGTAACCGTAAGCCCCGCGACCGTACCTACCAGAGCCGTAAGCAGCCATGTTGCTGCCCCTTAAATTTAAGCGAGTCTGATCAAGCCTGTGCTTGCGTCATTCGTCGGCATGGTGAGTGTAAAAGTTCCAGCCGTGACGGTCTGAGAACCAAAGGTGTGGACGCTAACAGCCTTGTTTGACTGAGTAGAGTTATAAAGCAGCACACAATCAAATGCAGTTGCAAGGGTAACGGTTGTGTATGAGATGCTGGCGCTTGGAGTCACAAATGCAGTAGTACCGCTTGTGCTTGGTGCTGTGCCAAATGTCACCGCAACGCCACCTGCCGTGTAACCAGTTCCAGAGACTTCGTTGGTTGCAGAGTAAGCAGTAGTCGATGCATTGACTGTGGCAGATGCCAAGTACAAGGCAGCTTTGAAAGAGTCAGTAGCAGTTGATCCGCGTACAACGCCAGTACCAAAATTGTGATGTCCTACCAGTAATTCGCCCTTGAACGAAGTACACATTGCTTGAGTATTTGCGATGATAGTTCCTTTCTTGGGTTATACCCAATTCAAATTTCAGCTTAAAGATTGAGCAACTGCTTCACCAGTCACGGTCATGCGTTTTAATGTCATATCGACTGAACGATGCACAAGCTCGCCTTCTAGCCAATACTCAACCCAACTAGTTGTCTCATTGTCATTGTCAATTATCCCCTCTTTTTTCTCAAGAAGAGAGTCGTCCATATCGCCTTTTGTTGTAGTAACAATAGCCATTTTTTTCTCCTATCCCAAAGTTCTTGCGCGAGTTATCAGTACACCAGATGTTGACCCACGGTCATCAGCTTCTTTTAGCTCCGAGAGACCCGTCTTGTAGAGCGATGCCCATACCGTGATTCTCGCATCATCTTGCAGGTAAGGAGCTGCTTGCAACAATGCACCGTAGAGATAAACATCAGGAGAAGAAGTCAATAACCAGTTGGTTGTGTTCGCAGTTGATAACTTACTCAACTTTGCATAATAGATCAACTCGCCCGTATAAGTAGTGTCTGGTTCTGGGACAAAGCGAAACTGCTCACCCACAACGCTAAAGTACAACGGCTTACTTGCTGCGCTGTTCAATCTTTGCAAATCGTTCATTGCGCTGATCGTCTCAAACTGCAATGGGGTAACGGGGTTTGTGTCTAAGACAAAAGATTTTGTCTCTAGGAAATCAGTTGGAGTTGCAGCGTACTCAGTATTGATCGATGCTGTGGATCGCACAATCATCTGTCTGGTGCGCAAGTTTCTCTCAATCTGAGCCTCTGCCAAACTAATAAAGTCAGGAATGGCAGTCGTCAGGTCTGTGCGGTTAAGCCAGTCCCCGACCGAGGTCTTCAGTTCAGCATAGGTTGTGAGCGCCATTTTCAGCCTTTTGTGCTTTCTCTAAGTCACGCATCACCCAAGTGTGATCGTGCTTAAATTCAAACGTCCCGATGTGTCCAATCTCTTTTGAAACATCGTGATCAATCCATATTTTAAAGCCAGCAGCCTGTGCTTTACGGCAGAAGAAAACATCCTCTCCAACATACCCGCGCTTGTCGGTACGCCAAGGAGTATCGAACCAAGGTTCACTCAAAGCCTCAAAGACCCTGCGCTTGATCAGCATGACACCCATGCCGATAGAGCCGACTTCCTCAATCCCCGTGGACTCTGGCATTGTGTAGACCAGCACACGCTCACCGTTCTCGTCATAGCGCTGGGCGGTTGGACCTGTAGGCATCCTGCGCCTTGCACAGTTCGTTGCCACGACATCCAAGTCATGCGCCAAGAGTCTCTCAATCATGTCCTGCGGGAAGGTCATGTCTGAGTCAACAAACAAGATATGGGTACAACCCTCTGCCATTGCGTCTAAACACAGATCAGCACGCTGGGTCTGGATAAGTGTTCCTTGCATAATCTTCAAGGACACAGCATCAGTCGTGTTGATAGTGTGATGCGCCACCATGTTGGTTATGCAAAAAGCATAATTTGCGTGAACCATGTCACGCGCTGGTGTGCAGACTGCAATGTAGTTTGGGGTCATACTTGTCCTGATCTAGTTCTGAAATACTTATTATTTGGATCGTTGATCCACTTTTTCATGTAAGCCTCATCATCTAATTTGCCTTCAGCCTTTAGCTGAAAGTAGATAGACATCGGGATGCTGGCAACTCTCGTCCATTCACCCCACCGAGCACGCTCATCAACCTGTGCGTACTCTTGTTTATTCTCTTCAATGATTGCAGTCACATCTTGTTGTGTCTGAATCGTTGCCTGATCTGTCTCTTCGTCGTAGTGGAAGTAACGGGTTATTCCCTGATCTTCGTCTGTGTTAAATAGTCTTTTTTCGCTCATGTAAAAAAGGGTCTGAGTTGCCCCAGACCCTTCGCTAGTTAGATCAAGAAGTGATCAAGTCAGCAGCAATGCCGTGGGCATTTTCTGCGTATACCTTGTGTCCAAACTCAACGATCAGCATACGCTTTTCAGCGTCGCCAGTCTTTGCCAACTCGATTTGTTGGTATGGACGCAAAGTTACAACACCTGCGTATTCTGGATCGATCACAAATGCATCACGCTCGCGTTGGAAGCGATTAGGCACGACTTGCACATTGCCGAAGTCAGACACATAAATGTCTGCTGCGCCAATGATGGTTGCAGGACGAGCACCGCCATCAATGTTGAAGCGTGAAGATGCGATACCAGCAAAGCCAGAGACGCGCTGCTTGTTGACTGGACCAGTCATCAAGATTTTTGGCGTACCGCCAGAAGTCCAAACTTGTTGAATAACATTCTTCAAGATGGTCTCTGTGAAAGTACGCACATTGCCGTCACTACGAGCGCCAGTAGGCACAGTCGTATAAGTGGGGTTAGCACCGTTCGTCTGCATATCGTAGTTAGTCTTGATGAAGGCTTGCAACGAAGCAGTACCGCGAGCAGTTGTGGTGTTACCAGCAGCAGCCACAGCGCCATTAAGCATTGTGAATTCTTGATCGCGCTTTAACTCGCTGCTGCGTTTTGCGATTTGGTATGCCAATTCAGATTTTCTACCTGCCTTGTTTACCACTTCTTCAGTTGCAGACAAGACGATAGTCTTACGGCTGATCTGAGCGTAGTTTTGCAAGCGCACAGTAGCTGTAACGCTATCGAAAGAAGTCACATCATCGCCTTCGAGCTGCTTGTTAGCTGCTGCTGCTGCGAGTGTGTCTGTCTGCCATTCAAACAAAGAGTTGCTGATCGATTCCTTGCGAATATTACTTAAATATGGCGTTTCTTCTGGTGCTATATTCGTAATAATATTGGAAAGATCTTCCCGAATACCTTTTGCGTCGAATGTGGTGAATGTGTTGGTTACGATTGCCATTTGAGTGTCCTATTTCAAAAGAAGTTCTATTGCGGAGGCAGCGTCATTGACGCGACCTGACTTTGCAAGACGCTGTTTTGCGCGTGTACTTTCAGTTGTTGTA